GTTCGAAGACCTCTGCGTCGGCTGGCTGCGGTCTGCCGGCTTCGACGTGCGGACCCGCAACCGTGCCGGCGAGCAGTTCGGGTTTTCGATCGCCGGCGGGCGTATCCGCGGCCACATCGACGGCGCCATCGTCGCAGGGCCGGACATCGGCATCGGCTGGCCCGCGCTCTGGGAACACAAGGCGCTGGGCCAGAAGTCGTGGAGCGACGTTATCAGCCGCGGCGTCCGCGCCGCGCGGCCGGTCTACTTCGCACAGGTGCAGCTGTACATGGCGTACATGCAGCTGCCGGTGGCGCTGTTCACCGCCACCAACCGCGACTCGCTGGCGCTGTACCACGTGATCGTGCCGTTCGACGCCGCCGAGGCGCAGGCGCTGTCCGACAAGGCAGTGGCGGTGATCCGCGCGGCCGAGGCCGGCGAGCTGCCGCCGCGGATCGCCAACGCATCCGACTTTTATCTCTGCCGAACTTGCGAGTACGCAAAGCAATGCTGGGCGGCGGACCGATGAGCGCCAGCTTCTCGCCGTCGCCCCTGCAGGCGCAAGCCATCCGCGACATCAAGGAGTGGTTTGAGAACCGCACCGACTCGCAGCCGGTGTTCCGGGTCTGGGGGTATGCAGGCTCGGGCAAGTCGACCCTCACCAAGTACGCCATCGCCGAGCTCGGACTGGAGACGATGACCCGGGCAGCGGATGGCAGCTGCACGAGCACTGGCGGCGTCCTCTATAGCGCCTATACCGGAAAAGCATCGCTGGTGATGACCCGCAAGGGCACGCCGGCCTCGACCATCCACTCGCTGATTTACCGAGTCTCGGAGGCGACCAAGGAGGAAATCGAGCGGGTCAAGGAGGACATCGCCGCGATCCGGGCGAAGCTGCCGAGCTTGAGCCCGCGCGAGCGCTTCCTCGAGGAGTCGCGGCTGCGCAGCCTGGAACTCCGTCTCGACGACATCCACAAGCCGCGCTTCGTGCTCAACGAGCAGTCGATCGTCCGCGACGCCAAGCTGATCGTTCTCGACGAGGTGTCGATGGTCGGCGCCGAGATGGCGGCCGATCTGCTCGCCTTCGGCAAGCCGATCCTGGTGCTGGGCGATCCGGGCCAGCTGCCGCCGATCAAGGGCGACGGCGCCTTCACCAGCGATCCTCCCGACGTCATGCTGACCGAGATCCACCGCCAGGCGGGCGAGAGTGCCATCATCCGCCTCGCGACGATGGCGCGGCAAAGCCAGTCGATCTCGTACGGAGAGCACGACGCCTTCGTCTGGAAGATGCGTCGGGACGAGGTGGGCCCGGAGCAGATGCTGCGCGGCGGCCAAGTGATCTGCGGGCGCAACGCCACCCGCATCCAGCTCAACCTGGCGATGAAGCAGGCCGCCGGCTTCCCGGGCGTCTATCCCAGCGGCGCCGGCGAGAAGATCATCTGCCTGAAGAACCGCAACGACCTCGGCGTCGTCAACGGCATGTTCCTCGAGCTTTCGGACTGCCGCGATGAGACCGAGCACTGCTTCTCCGCGCTGGTGCGCAGCGAGGATGGCGATGTGCTGGGCGCAGATGACGAGCGGCAGTTCATCTACAAGGGACACTTCGACGAGCACGTCGCACCGGACCGCGAGCGTGAGCGTCGCGACCACTGGGTCCGCAAGGGGCTGATCGAGGCGGTCTGGGGCTACGCCATCACCTGTCATAAGGCGCAGGGGTCCTCCTGGCCCAACGTAATCGTTTTCGACGACGGTCTCGGCAGAACCGCCGAAGTCCGGGCGCGCTGGCTCTACACCGCGATCACCCGCGCCGAGAAAGGGCTGGTGATTCTTGATTGATCTGAACGAAGTCCAGCCCTTTGGCGCACCGGCGCCGCGGCGCGTGCCGCCTGCCGAGCTCGCCCGCGGGCTCAGCGAGCGGATCGAGGACGTGGCGTACGCGCTGTTTGGCGAGCCGAACCGGATGTTGTCAACGCGCGCGCAGCTGCGCTTCGGTACGCACGGCTCGCTCGCCGTCGAGATCGCCGGTGAGAAGCGCGGCGAATGGTACGACCACGAGAACAAGATCGGCGGCGGCGTCCTCGATCTCGTGCGCAAGCACACCGGGCTGTCCAACGGCGAGGCCGCCGAATGGCTGGTCTCGGAACTCGGCGTTCGGATCGAGGCAAAGCCGCAGACAAAAACAAAGCGGCGGATTGTCGCCACCTACGATTACCGCGACGAGGCTGGAGAGCTGATTTTCCAGGTCGTCCGCTTCGAGCCCAAGGATTTCCGCCAGCGCCGTCCGGACGGCCAGGGAGGCTGGACGTGGCGGGTCAAGGGCGTCCGCCAGGTTCCGTATCGGCTGTTCGAGGCG